AAACTGATGGCACTTTGACTGTTCTGTTTGCGGGAAACAACAAGCTATTCAAACTTGGTACTTCTAACGCAGTGACTGAGTTGACCTATGGTGGTGGAGGTTCTGCCCCTACTATCACAGCATCTAATTGGCAATGTGCATCTTTGAATGGCATAGCTTATTTCTTCCAAACTGGTCACGATCCACTCATCTTTGACCCCGCAGTAAGTACAACTACTTATCGCAGAGTGTCTGAGAAATCAGGTTATGTGGCTACTGTTCCTCAAGCAAACATTGCTATCTCAGCATTTGGTCGTTTGTGGGTGGCTAATACATCTACAGATAAGGTCACTATTACCTTCTCTGATCTGATTGCGGGTCATGTATGGTCAGGCGGTACTTCAGGAACATTGGATGTTTCTAGGGTTTGGCCTAATGGTGCTGACGAGATCATGGGTCTAGCGGCTCACAATGACTTCTTTTTCATCTTTGGCAAGAGGCAGATTCTTGTTTACTCAGGTGCTTCTACTCCCGCATCTCTTGTTCTGTCAGACACAGTAGGGGCAATAGGATGTATTGCTAGGGACACTATTCAGTCAATTGGTACTGATGTGATCTTCTTGTCAGACTCTGGGGTTCGTTCTCTGATGAGGACAATCCAAGAGAAGTCTGCACCTCTAAGAGACTTGTCCAAGAATGTTCGTTCTGATTTATCAGCTTCTTTGGCGGTAGAGACTTTGGCTAATCTGAAGTCTGTTTACTCGGAGAAGAATGCTTTTTACTTGTTGAGCCTACCAGTAACAGCACAGGTCTTTTGCTTTGATACCAAAATGCAATTGCAAGATGGTGCTTTTAGAGTAACTAAGTGGGACTCTATTACGCCTACTGCTCTGTACTCACTCAGGAATGGTGATCTGTATATTGGTAAGAGTGGCTTTATTGGCAAGTATGGAAGTTTCTTAGATAACACTTCTACTTACCGATTGAGCTACTTTACTAACCATGCAGACCTTGGTAATGAGAATCAGATTTCTATTCTGAAGCGAATCAAAACAATCATCATTGGTGGGTCTAACCAGTTCGTAACGATCAAGTGGGGCTTTGACTTTGCTGCCAACTATTTGTCAGGCAATGCTTTTATCCCTGAACAACAAAACTATGAGTACGGCCTAGCTGAGTATGGCGTGGCTGAATACTCGGGTGGACTCTTGATTAAAACGCTAGATGTAAACGCTTCTGGTGCGGGAAAGATTGTTCAAACAGGTTACGAAACCACTATCAACGGCACTCAACTGTCAATTCAGAAGATTGAAATTCAATCTAAGAACGGGAAAATATCATGAGTAACTACACAAAGAGTACTAATTTCGCCACTAAGGATAACCTCACGCCTGGTGATCCACTCAAGGTCGTTCGAGGTACAGAGATTGATACTGAGTTCAATAACATTGCTACTGCTGTTGCGACTAAGACAGATAACTCTGCTGCCGCTATCACGGGCGGTTCTATCACTGGTATCACAGACTTAGCAGTTGCTGATGGCGGTACTGGTGCTTCTACTGCGGCTGGTGGTCTAAACAACCTATTACCAACCCAAACAGGTAACGCAAACAAGTATCTTCAAACTGATGGCACAAATGCTACTTGGGATGCGGTCACTCTCTCTACTGCTGACATTACAGGAACTCTTCCTGTTGCCAATGGTGGTACTGGTGTAACTAGCTCAACAGGTACAGGCAATGTAGTGTTGTCAAACTCGCCAACACTGGTGACTCCCGCCCTTGGCACTCCATCTGCTTTGGTTGGCACAAACATCACAGGTACTGCTTCTGGTTTGACTGCGGGTAACGTCACTACTAACGCAAACCTTACAGGTGCAGTCACTTCTGTTGGCAATGCAACCTCTTTGGGTTCGTTCACTTCATCTCAATTAGCGGGTGCTTTGACAGATGAAACTGGTAGTGGTTCAGCAGTATTTGCTACATCTCCTACCTTAGTTACTCCTATCCTTGGAACGCCCACTAGCGCAACCTTAACAAACGCTACAGGTCTTCCTATATCTACAGGTGTATCAGGTCTAGGAACTGGTATTGCTACTGCTCTAGCGGTTAATACAGGCTCTGCGGGTGCGCCAGTATTGTTTAATGGTGCTTTAGGTACACCATCTAGCGGTACTGTAACCAATCTAACAGGAACTGCCTCTATCAACATCAATGGTACTGTGGGTGCTACTACAGCTACTACTGGTGCATTTACGACTGTAGCCGCTTCTAGTTCTGTAACCCTCTCAGGAGGCACAGCCAACGGAGTAACCTATCTCAATGGTTCAAAGGTTCTGACAAGTGGCTCTGCGATAGTCTTTGATGGGACTAATTTAGGTATTGCGACAAGTTCGCCAGCTTATAAGTTAGATGTAGTAGGCACAGCAAGAGTTACCGCTGCAATTATTTCTGATGGCGTTAACGGCACAGCTCAGTTTGGCTCTACGAACTACGGCATCACAGGCGGTGCTGACAATGGCGGCTTTAGATTTAATTTGCCAACTGGACAAGCTTATCAATTCCGAATCAATAGCTCTGACCAAATGGCTCTCAACTCAACAGGGTTGGGTATTGGTACAAGTTCGCCTAGTGCAAAACTTCATGTATCTAGCAGTGGCGGTGTACAGGCACGATTTGAATCAACAAGTTCATCCGCTGGAATTCAGGCATTTACCAGTGCAGGTAGTTTTGCCGTAGGCGCAACGGATTTCATAGCCAACGCAACAATTTATTACGTTGGAAGTGGTGCTAGTGGTTCAACAGAACAAATGCGCCTTACCACAACAGGTTTAAAAACTGCAAGCACTATTTCTGTTGGCAATGCAACCCCATCAACAAGCGGTGCAGGAATCACATTCCCCGCAACTCAATCAGCATCATCAGACGCTAATACGCTAGATGATTATGAGGAAGGGACTTGGACACCTACTGTTACTTTTGGTGGTGCTTCTGTGGGCATGACATACAACACTACATTCACTGGCGCAACCTATACAAAAATAGGTAATCGTGTTTGCATATCAGGATTTGTATTGCTAACTGCTAAAGGCTCATCAACTGGTAATGCAGAAATTGCTAATTTACCATTTACTTCCGCATCAGGAAACACTAGATATTTAGGTGTAGCAATAGGTGGTTCTGCTTTTACTTATGCAAATCAATTTTGGGCAACAATGAGTCCAAGTAGCACTAGTATAGTTTTGCAAGAAAGCCTTGAAAATGGAGTTCAATCATCGCTTACCAATGCTGATTTTACAAATGGAACTGAACTCTATTTTTCAACAACTTACACAGTTTAAAAGGAAATCAAAATGTCACTTACCAAAACCACAACTGTTGACCAAATTACAGTAACTGAGAACGGCATCGTTCTATATCGTGAAGCAACACGCATCATGGAAGATGGAAATCAAATTAGCCAAACCTACCATCGTTCAAGCCTCACACCCGCACAAGACCTGACAGGCGTTCCCACTAATGTTGTTGCAATCTGCAATACGGCATGGACTGCTGAAGTTGTTGCAGCTTATCAAGCGGCTCAAGAAAGCGTAACACCATGATTACTTGGACAATCTCACAACTTGACCGCAAAACAGCAGATGGCTTTGTAACCACAGCTCACTGGCAAGCCACAGCAGTAGATGGCGAACACACAGCATCCATCTATTCAACTTGCTCATGGGCAGATGGCACAGTCAATGTCCCTTATGCAGACCTGACACAAGCCACAGTGCTTGGATGGGTGTGGGCTAATGGTGTGGACAAGCAAGCCACAGAAGATGCTCTGGCTGCTAACATTGCTTTGCAGAAAGCACCTGTAACTGCACAGGGTTTGCCTTGGGGTCAAGCATGAAGCTAGAACTAGACGTTAACGAGATTAACTTTGTATTGCAGACTCTTGGTGAATTGCCAAGCAAGTCAGGCGTTTGGCCTCTGATTCTTAAGATCAAAGAACAGGCTGAAGCGCAAGTTCCTAAAGAAGCGGAGTAAACATCATGGCTTTTACAAATCAACAGATTATTGATTATTTGTTAGC